ACAGCAAAAAATCGTTAATGAAATTAAAACAAAACTTAATAAACAAGAAAAAATAAGAAAAAAGATTGGAAAAGAAAGAGAGAAAATAGATGAGGCAAGGGACTATGGAAAGGACAAAAAAGAAGACGACCTTCTGGGAAAGAGCATCATAATTGGAAAGGAGGAATTAGTCCTTTGGTGGAACGCATTAGGAAGCTTCCTCAGTATGTTAATTGGCGCTCTGATATTCTTAGTCGTGATAATTATACATGTCAATATTGTAAAATAAGGGGTTGTGAATTAGAAGTTCATCATATAAATCCGTTTTATAAAATTGTAGAAGACAATAACATTAAAAGCATTGAAGATGCATATAAGTGTAATGAATTATGGGACATTAAGAATGGTATTACATTATGTAAGGATTGTCATAATTTAACTAAATAAATATGGTAAATCAAAAGAAAAATAAAAACAAAACAATTTCGATTATGACTTTTGCTCAAAAAAACGGGAGACCATCGGGCACAATAGGTTCTTCAGTTATAAGAGGCGAATGGTTAGCTGATAAATGGAAAGAAGCAGAGATATTTACTGAAGGTAAGAAATTTGATGTTATAATTTTTCAAAAAGTATATTGGAATGATTATGCAAAAGACTATGATGGTATTAAGATTTTGGATTTATGCGTGGATGGGAATTCTTTAATTTTTACATCAGATGGCTGGAAATATGCAACAGATGTTAAGATAGGTGATATGCTATTAACACACAAAGGAAGATTTCAGAGAGTTAATAATGTTTTTAAGAGAAAAGATTATCTAAGAACATTAAAAGCATCTGGCTTGAATAAGATTAGGGCTACTGGTAATCATCCTGTTTGGTCGGTAAAATCAAAATATGTTGGTAGTAAGATTGTTGATGACAATTTTAAGTTTACTTCTATTGATAATCTAAATATTTTTCAGAGACATAAAAGAGGAGATTATGTTGCAAGCATAAAGGATAGAAGTATTAAAGAAAATAATGTTTCAGAAAATATGGGTTGGTTTTATGGATATTATTGTGCAGAAGGTTCTGGGAATAAGGATGGGGTAAGTTTTTCAATGCACATTAACGAAAAAGCACAAAGAAATAATATTGTTAGAATTATTAGAGAAGAATTTGATAAGAATGGGCGTTATTATGAAACTGGCAACACTGGACGTATTTCGTTCAGTTCAAGAAGTTTTAGAAGATTTTTAAAAGAAGAATGTAAAAGTCGCGAGAATAAGAATGCTCCAAGAGAAATGCTTAATGCTCCAATAAAAAGTAAATTAGCATTTTTAGAGGGATATATTGCAGGAGATGGTTATTGTAATGATTATGGAGGTATTAGTGCGTCAACTATTTCTAAAAGATTAGCATATACTGTTTGGCAATTATTTAGAGATTGTGGCATTTCGGCTAATATGAATTATCACAAAAGAGAAGGAGATAGTTGTTGTTTTGTTAGTAAAAATGGGAAAACATATAAAGGAAAACCACAATGGAGAATACAACTTAATCCTAAAGAATCTATTAAGTTCTATAATGCAACCAATATTAGTCATTATAAGAAATGTAGGATTGATTATTGGAATAGTTTAATGTCAAAAAATACAGAAGTAAGAGAAAAAGATATTTATTACATACATCCTATAAGAAAAATTAGTGAAGTAGATAAGAATAAATCTGTTGTATATAATTTTAATGTTGGTAGCGACCATAGTTATGTTGTTGATGGAGTTGTTGTTAAAAATTGCGACCCTGATTGGTTATCTAGCGACCTTGAGTTTAAAAAATTAGAACAGAATATAGATGCTATTACTTGTGCATCTAAAGAAATATATAAATTCATAAAACAAATAGCAATTAAGCCCGTTTATTATGTTTCAGATAGAGTTAATTTAGATATAATTAATAAACAAAAAGAACATACTGACATTGCGAAGACAGTTGGTTGGTTTGGATATCATCATAATGCTAAGGTTGTATTGCCTCAGATATTAAGTTCTATAAGTAAATTAGGACTTAAACTAATGGTTATCTCTAATGGTGATTATAAACCGAAAGAGAGTGCAAATATAGAAGTTGAAAACAGACCTTTCCTTTGGGATACATTTATGTATGATATGATGGATTGTGATATTATTATGAATCCAAGACCATTTAGGCAAAAGAGGTTTAAATATAAATCTAATAATAAGACAATTATTTCTTGGGCAATGGGAATACCTGTTGCTGATACCTTAGATGATTTAAAAAGATTTATGAATCCTGAAGAGCGTAAAAAAGAAGCGGTTAAGAGATTAAAAGAAGTAAAAGAAAACTATTCTACAGAACAAAGTATTAAACAATTTAAAGATATAATTAAAATATGCGAAAAGAAAAAACGGTAATATTTATTACAACAAAGATAACGGAACAAGAATATAAGTTTATAGAATTTACAAGAAGGCTTGGATATGGAGAAGTCAATCTTATTATAGCAGAAGGACAACCGCAAAAATTGACCCATTGTTTGAAATCAATACGCTTTGATATTAATGATGATAGGGTTTATCCGAAAGATATTCCACGAGAAGAAGATTAAAAGTTATCCACACTTGATTTTTTTAAAAGATACCTTATAATGAATAATAAAGAATAAAATAGCGCCAAGACTACATAACGAGCTGGCATTGAATATTTGCTTACTCGTTTTTTACTATAAATGCCGAATAAATTTCAATCAATAATACAAAAGTTAATAGGTATCCAAAAACAATCTTCGTTTAATAGTGCTTCTAAGAAAGAAGATATTGCTTTTACTATTCCAGGGGCTTATGGACAAGCAGAACCTGCTGGATTATCAAAGCGTTCTCAGATAGAAGCATATTATTATTCGTGGGTAAATTTTTGTGTAAGAAAAATTGCATCTAATGTAGCTAATATAAATCTAAGATTACTTAAAAAAACAGGAGATAAGATAGAAGAAATACCTGAACATGCTGTTATTGATTTACTTGAAAGAGGAAATGATGTAATGACTTTTTATGATTTAGTAGAGCATTATAGCATTTTAACAGAGACCGCAGGTGAATGTTTTTGGTGGTTATGGAGAAATGAAGGTGGAGAAATAATGAAAATCTTTCCGTGGTTATCTCCTGCTCAAATGGATGTAGTGCCAGGTAAAGAGAATTTTGTAGATGGATATATATATAACGAACCTGGAACAAGCGAGAAAATTCCTTTTACACCAAATGAGATAATTCATTTTAAATATACAGACCCATTGAATCCTTATAGAGGATTATCAACGGTTAGAGCAGCTGAATTAGCCATTGCAACAGATAGAGAGTCTGCTAAATGGAATTGGAGGTTCTTTAAGAATTCTGCTCGTCCAGATGTTGCTATTTCAGTTGAAAATACATTAACAACAACTCAATACGATAGAATACATGCTCAATGGAATGCAGCACATCAAGGAACAGAAAATGCACATAAGCTTACTATATTAGAAGGTGGTGCAAAGATTAGTACGCCATTAGGAATAAATCAGAAAGATATGGACTTTCTTGCACAACGCAAGTTTAGTAGAGAAGAGATATTAATGGTATTTGGTATTCCTATTGGACTTGTTGTTTCTGAAAGTTCTAATAGGGCGATTGCAGAAACATCCAAGGCGGTATTTATAGAAGAAACAGTTGAGCCAAAGATGAAAAAGTTTGTTTCTTTTCTTAATGAATTTCTTTTGCCATTATATGATGATACAGAAGATATGTATTTTGACTATAAAGACCCGACTATTAAAAATACCGAACAAGTTATTTCATATTACGAAAAAGCAATTAAGAACGGTTGGATGTCTATTAATGAAGTAAGGGTTGCTGAAGGATTAGAATTAGTAGAAGGTGCTAATAGTCTTTATCTGCCTCTTAATGTTCAACCAATTGCAGAAACCGAACCTGTTAAAATGATAAAGTCTCGGGTAAGTAGAAAAAGAAGAACAAAAACTCAAAGAAATAAAGATATAATTAAAAAAGAACTTGGGAGTTTAGGTAAAGATAAATTAGAAAAAGTTATGAAGGTTATGGAAAAAAAGAAAGGAGTTGCGAAAATTAATAAACAAGCAAAAAAACAAGTAAAAAAAAAGAGAAAATTAGCCCTTCAGGATTCACTGAACGACATAAGGAAGCATATTGGAAATGGGTAGTAAATAAAACAGAACAGGATGAAAAGAAAATGATTATCCTGTTAAAAGCATATTTTAAAAAACAAGAAAGAAGAGTTTTGCCAACAGTTAAAAGTGAAGTTAATTTTGATTTTAATATAGCCAGAGAAACAACAACTGCGAAAATGGACTTTACTCCATTCATTAAAGATGTGGTTGCTAAGTATGGAGATGATGCATTTGAATTTTTAGGATTAACTGGATTTAATAATAATGCTGCTAATGTAAGAAACTTCTTAAAAACAGATGGATTAGAATTTGCTAAAGGAATAAATAAAACGACTAAGACAAGAATATCAAATGTGATAGCAGATGGCGTAGATGCGGGGGAAAGTATTTTTCAAATAAAAAATAGAGTAAGAGATGTTTATAAACAGGCTTCTTCTTCAAGGGCGATGACGATAGCAAGAACAGAAGTATCAAGAGCTTCTACTTTTGCAACAGTTGAAGGATACAAACAGAGTAAAGTTGTAAAAGGAAAGGAATGGCTGACAGAGTTTGACGAATTAACATGTTCTGCATGTTCTAGTATGCATGGAGAAGTAGTGGCAATAGATAAAAGTTTTAGTGTTGGAGGAGACCCGCCTCTTCATCCTCGCTGCAGATGTTTAGTTTTAAGCGTGTTAAAAGAAAGCGATATTCCGACTTCCGTTAAGCCTTCTGAAGGACAGATAAATAAAGAATTAGATAAACTTTATGAAAAAGCACCTATTGTTAAAAAAGAAATTGATAAAGTAGCAAAAAGTATTGGTAAAAGATATAAAGGTTCGGTTGTTGATATAACAGGACTAAAGGGAAGAAAAAGAAGTCTTGAAAAAGTAATTAATGAATTTAATGGGAATACATCAAAGTTGACTGATATTGCTCGTAACACTCTTGTTATTAGAGATACGAGAAATATTGATAAAGCATTTAAAATATTAACTTCGAAGAAGGGGTCTATTGGTAGAACATTTCTTGCTAAAAATAATTCATTAGGATATTCTGGAAGACTTATAAAATATAAAACTAGTGCAGGATTAGGAGAGATACAGCTTAATAACCCCGCAATGATTTATGCGAAAGAAATTCATGCAAAAAGGATTCTTGGAGATAAATTATTTAATGAAGTTCGTAAAGTTGTTAAGTTGAATCCTGGTAAAGGACATGCCTTTTATGAAAAAGCAAGAAATATGAATAGAGGATTGGCTAAAAGAAAAATAGAAAAAGAATCTATTAAGTATTATAATATAATAAGAAATAGATGGAATACTCATTTGGCTATATAGCAAAGAATTAATTATTCACACTTATTTACTTGATTTTTTATTAAAGATGCTATATAATGAATATATAAGAGTAATATTAATAAAATGAAATTTTTAACACATGAAGTATATAAAAGACCACTATATGTAACAGACAATCTTGATGTTATTAGAACGATTCCTAGTGAAGACAATAAATCTTTTATAGGATTTATGAAAGTAAGCAAAAATGAAGAAGTTCCTGTGCCAACCAGTGGCATCGTATTAACCGACACTTTGCTTTCTGGTAGAGAAATTACTAAAGAAGAATATGATAAAAGCGATGGTGGAGTGAAACAAGATATTTAAACCTAAATAAATAAAATTAAATAAAAAATATTATTTAACTACAAAGACGAGTAAATCATATATATAAGCACAGCATAGGACTTGACTACTCAACGAGCAAGATTCCAACCGTGGAAATTGTTCGTTATTTTTTTAAAAAAACTATGAAACAAAAACAGTACATAAATGCGTATGTTAAGGAAGTAAAAGAAGGGGGCAATATTATCGGAGCAGTAGCAACAACCGATACGCCAGATAGAGATGGTGAAATCTTATCTATTGATGGATGGGAACTTGATAATTTTATTAAGAATCCTATTTTACTTTGGGGACACGATTCAAGAGCGCTACCGATTGGAAAGGTAACTAATATAAAGAGAGTAAAAAATTCTCTTTTATTTGATGCACAGTTTGCAGTAGAAGAAAATGATTTTGCCGCTAAAGTATCAAAACTTGTTGCAGGTGGATATCTAAATACTTTCTCGGTAGGTTTTTTACCCAAACAAAAAGAAGGTGATAAATTCACTAAACAAGAATTATTAGAAATTTCAGTAGTAAATGTTCCTGCTAATCCAGAAGCTGAAGTTTCTAGAGCGTATAAGGATTTTCAAAAGACAGTCAAGTCAGTTGAAAAAAAAGTAGAAACAAAGGAAGTAAAAAAAGAAAGTATGAAAGAGAAGGAAAATGTAGAAATTAAGATAGTTGAACGGTGGAATAAACAATTATCCGAAATATTTGATAAATCACATGAATTATTACAGGAAGATGGAGGATTTGACATTAATAATTTGCTAAGCAGAGCATCTACTTATGAACACGATGTGTATTCAAAATATTTAGGATGTGCAGTAAAAGATATCTATCTAAATAATTATGTAATACCCTCTCCAATGTTAGGAACTTATCTGAAATCTTTTAAAGAAATATTAGGACAATATACTTTAAAAGATGAACGTAGTTTTGATTATAATGGAGGCGAAAAACCCTTAATATATGAAGTAATTCAATTAAATAGCAAAAAATCAGAAGATTTCTTAATTGAAGGAGTGCAATTTTATGAAAATGAAGAAGTAAAATTTATAGTAAAGTTTCATCCAGCATGGTTTGGTATGATTGTTGATATAGTTACGGCGACGAGCCAAAGAAAAGAAAATAAAAATTTGCTTAATGAAGTTCATAAATATGCAGAAGAACATAATCAATTGAAAGGACAGATTTTTGCATTAAGCGGTGAATTCTTAAAAAAGACCACTGATAAATGGGAAGATTTGGTGTTATTAGATGAAATTAAGAATCCGATTAAAAAAGCTATCGCACAACTAAAGAAAGATGGTAAGAATAGTAAAAATAGAGGATTAATGTTTATTGGTCCTCCAGGTACAGGCAAAACAAAAACTGGTAAGGTTTTAATGAACGACTATGATGATGCTGCGTTTATTTGGGCATCAAGTAAAGATTTTGATAAAGTTGGTCCAATTACTGCTCTTAAGATAGGATTTGAATTGGCTCGTAAAATTGCACCATCAATTCTCTTTTTAGAGGATATTGATACTTGGTTAAAAGACCATGTTATTGATTTATTAAAGATTGAAATGGATGGTATTAAGGAAAACAAAGGAATGATTACGATTTTAACATCTAATAATCCTGAAAAATTTCCCGATGCTTTACTTGATAGACCTGGTCGCTTTCATGAGGTTATTAATTTTTCATTACCAACTAAGGTATTACGAAAAAAGATGATTGAAAAATGGGCGAATATTGATGTTGAAGATAAGATAATGTGCGACATTCTTGAAAAAACAAAAGGATTTTCAGGTGCTCATATGTATGAATTAGTAGATTATGCAAAGATGATAGTACAGGACGAAGGTATTGATTTGGGTAAAGCATTATTAGAGAGCTTGGAAAAGATAGTAAGTCAAAGAGAATTAATACATGAATTAAAAAATAAATTGAAAAAGAAATTAAGTAAAAAAATTAAAAAAGAAAAAGAGAAGGAAAAAGTAAAAGAAATAAAAGATACTAAAAGTCCTGCTTGTAGGCAGGAAAGCGAAACGCAACAACAATGTGTTGCAAGAAAGATTCCTGAAATTATAAAAGAAGGAACAGAACCAAAACAAGCAATTGCAATAGCATTTAGTATGTGTAGTAAGCCATGTAAGTCTAAAGACGAATCAGAAATAGAAGAAAAGGAAGAAGCAAAAGAATTACCAAAACTTGATATTAAAACAGATGATATAAAAAAAGAAGGAAGAATTGTATCAGAAAAAAATAGAATATTAATTAGAAATACAGTATCGACGCTTAAAGAAGCGTCAATCGCCTTAGAGGAGTTACTCAAGAGAACTGAACCACCTACGGGCGAGCCACAGGTCGGCAAAACTTCAACGGCTAGAAAAGACCCAATGGTCTTGAGAG